TAGCGAATGAATCGGTTCTCTGGCCCGACGCGCTGGTGGAACCAGATGCAGGTCATGTCGCCGCGGCCGATGTCCCAAAAGGTGTTCACCGGCGCGGCCACATGCGGCAGGCTCGGCAGGATCCGGTTCGTCTTGCGCGCCGCGGCGATCTGCGTGGCGTAGTAGCAGCCCTCGGTCGAGACTTGGAAGGCCTCGTCCGGCGTGCTCGGGTACTCCTGCCACATCAGGGGCGCGTCGTCGGCCAGGTCGGAGCGGCGGGTCACCACGTACCAGGCGCGCTTTCGCGGGCTCAGTGGCCGGCCGATCGCCGCCTCGGTCTGCAGGAAGTAGGCGTTGTCGGCCTCGGTGAACACGACACCCTTCGGGTCGAGCTCGTACTCGGGCGCGTCCCACCAGGGGAAGAAGTGAAAGCGGTATTCCTTCAGTGACAGCGGCCGGCGCTCGTCGGCCAGGGCCTTCGCGATCTGCGTCATGTCGTAGAAGGCGCCGTCCTGGCCCTCCGCGGTCGACTCGATCACCACAATGCCGCTCTTCGGGACTGAGGGGATCGAGCCGGTCAGCACCTCGCGGGCCTTGACCGGGTACTTCGCGGCCATCTTGCCCAGCTCGGACACGTGCAGCCGGTGCGTCGTGCCCGAGCGCATCGACGTGGCCACCCGCACGCTCGCGCCGTTGTGCTTGAAGTGCAGTTCGGTCGCGGTCTTCTTCTTGAGCGGGAAGCGCTCGCGGATCTCGGGCGGCAGGTTGTCGTAGGCGAACACCACCTTGGACTGAAAGATGTCCTCGGCTGCGTCGCGCTCGTGCGCCACGATGCCGCACCGGATCGGGTGCTTGCTGAACAGCGCGGTGTCCAGCCAGAGGATCGCAATCAGCGTCGTGATGCCGCGCTGCCGGACCTTCAGCACCAGGTTCCGGTAGTGCAGCTTCGCCAGCAGCTTGCGCTGGGCCGCGTTCGGCTTGAACGTCAGCACCAGGCCTTCGCCGTCCTCCTCGTCGTCGCCCTTGACGATGATCTTGTAGAGGTTCGACAACCTCCACATCGGGTCGTCGAGGTTCGCGGCCAGGGCGGCCGCTGCGGCGTCGGGAGTAGGCGTCACGGTCTGTTCAGGCGGCCGGCGTCGTGGCGGCGAGCTGGGACCGCAACGCATAGCCCATCAGCGGCCACACCTTGTTCACCGCGTTCTGCCGGGCGATCTTGCGGCCAACGTCGGCGTCGAAGTTCTCCGGGCTGGCGCAGGCCGACTCGCCGGTGACGGTGAAGCCGTTGCGCAGCACCAGCACGCAGAAGGTCAGCAGGTGCAGCGGCCGAGCCTCGGCGCCGACGATGCGGCCGCCGCGCGCCGCACCGGCCACACCTTCGGCTGCGGTGAAGTAGTGCGCGCTGGCGATGTTCTCCTCGATGTCGGCCGGCGTGATGCGCGCGGCAGTCAGTCCCTTGGCTTGAATCTCGGCTTCGATTGCTTGGTCGGTGCTCATTTCTTAGTCCTTCAGTTGCGCCGGCCAGATGGGGGGCCGGCTGCCCCGTGTCACATCAGGCCTCGACGCCCTCAAGCCGCACCCCGGCCGTGTCCTGCCACCGATCGCACACCCCGCCCAGCTTGATCAAGAAGCGCCCCTTCTTGCAGAAGCTGCCGGCGTTCGGCCCCTCCTCAGGCTTGGGCCGGCGCACGAACCTGCAGTTCGCGCAGCACGGCGGTTGCGGGTCGTAGGCTACGGCTTCCATCGCGGCGCGGCGGAGCGCGATCGCGTCGGACGCGGTGCCGTTGGGCTTGCGGCGGCGGGTCATCAGTCGTACCTCTGGTAGATCCCGCACGATGCGCACAGGTGGCCGTCTCGCGTCAGGTAGAACAGTTGGTTGTCGCACTGGCACGTGCGCACTTGCTGGCCCGGCGATGGCTGGTACTCGAATCGGAAGTGCCCGGTCATGCGATGACAGGCCGGGCATTCGAGGTGCACGGTCCCGGTGGGCGCGACGGCTTCCCATGCGTGGTCGCAGCTCAAGCAGAACGCGGGGCCGCCGCCGGTCTGCACTTCGGCCTCGCGCGGCTTGAAGGGCAGCACGTCAGCCACGGTCGTCCCCGTCGTCGTCATCGCCGCCACGCGGCCCGTACACCGCAGCGCCTGGCGCCGGCCCGACCACATTGCCGGACAGCGCGCCCAGCAGCGTGGCCAGCGCGTCGACCTTTTGCGCGTTGTCCTTCTCGAACATCCCGAGGAGCTTGGCGCCACGCTCGAGGCTCGCGTTCTTGTCCCAAAACTTGTACTTGATCCGGCCCAGGTCGTCGATCTCGAACGATGCGATGGCCGCGGCAGTGGCGGCGTCGAGTTCGTGCGGCATCAGCACCACGGGCTTACCGTTGCGCATGCCGATGATCCCGGCCGGGTTCGACAGCGCCAGGCGGCGCGTCTCGCGCATGATCTCCTCGACCGTCAGACCTGCGCGATCGGCCGCCGCGTCCTGAATCCCCTTCACCCTTAGGGCCACCTTGGGGTTCGCGGCCAGCACCGAGGCCTCGACGGCGATCTGTGCCGGCGTCATGCGCTCGGCGTTGTACGCGGCCCGGTAGGCCTCGCTCTGGTTCATCCGGCCACTGGCCAGCGCCACAGCGAAGGCCTCGCGCTTCGGCGTCAGGCCGTGCTCGTTGACCTTCACGTCGCCACCCCCGCCCGCTTCAGCCGCACCACCGTCGTCGACTCCAGATTCGTGCCGCGCCGGCGCAGCGCAGTCACCATGTTGTAGGCCACCTGAGGCGACACGTCGAACTTCGCCTGGATGTCCTCGTAGGTGAGCTCCTCGTCCGGGTTCGCCAGGAAGAAGTTCAGCAGCTGGTCGGTCAGCCGCGGGTGCCGGAAGTCCTTGCGGGGCTTGCCCATATTCACGCCTTCACCAGTCGAACCTCAATGCCGTGCAGGTGCAGCATCAGCTTCCGCTTGATGATGAACTCAGGCGTGGTCGCTCCCTTCACGTCCTCGACCACGGCCTTGCCGGTGCGGTCGGTGTAGGTGAAGTCCGCCACGTAGCTGCACTCGCGCTCGAACCCGCCACTCGGCCGGGCGGTCTTGGGGATCAGCAGGAACGGCACCTGGCGCTTCAGGTCCTTCAGCTCGCGTGCACGCTGCAGGATGCGCAGCTCGCACCAGCGCTTCGCCTCGGCCTTGCTGTCGAACTTCTCGCCGTCGAGCTCGCAGTGCTCGTTGTTGTACTTCCCGGCCCTGCGGGCTCGAGGGTTGTCGCGCCAGTCCGTCAGCGACGGGCGATTGATGGTGTTCGGGGTCATGCCTCACTCACCTTGCGGCGTTCCCAGTCGGCGGCAAAGGCTTCCCGAAGGGCTTTGGCCATGCCTTCACCTTCGGTGCGCTCGACCTCAGCCAGGTACTGCTGGCGCAGCTTCAGCACGCCCAGGCGGCGCATGTTGGCCATGTGCCGGGTGATCAGCGCGGCGTCCAGGCCGACGGGCAGGTCGGGCTTGCTCATGGCACGCGCTGCCCGAAGACGCTGTTGCACACCGCGCGGTAGCGCTTGCCGAGCCGAACGTCGCAGACGATCTGACGCGACACACCGAACCTCGCGGCGATCTCCTTGCCGGTCCCCTCGCTCGCGAAGATCTCGGCGGCCTGCGCATCCGTCAGGACGCGGTTCCGGCGCGCCTGCAGCGCTGCGGCGGCCCGCTTCGCCGGCGTCTTGAGGATCCCGGACTCACGCGCCCACACCCCCCACTGCTTCGCGGTGCCGCTGACGCAGTGAGCCGGGTTGCAACAGTCGTTGGAGTGGCACATCGGCGCAGCCCACACGCGGGAACTGTTCGGCAGCATCACGCCCGTCGACAGGAACAACGCGGCCCGGCGCCCGAGCATGTTGGTGCGCGGCTTGCCAATGACCGGCAGGTGCACCTTGGGCTTCCCGTCCTTCGTCTTCGACAGGCGCCAGTGCCAGCAGCCAGTGACGTCGTCCACGTAGCAACGATCCCGCAGATCGTTCAGCGACCAGATGCCGCCGCAGTTCTCGCCCTTCATGCCCTTCTTCACGCTGCGGCCCCCCTCGTGATGGCCTTCCGCGCCTGAGCCAGCGCAGCAGCAGCGCGTTGCCGCGCCTCTGGTGAGGCCGTTTCGGCCATATGCGCCCGGTGGGCGGCGAGCTGCGCCTCGGTCGCCTGCACCTGCGTGTTGGGCGGCGGCGCCGCTGCGGGCGCAGCCAGCGAGAGCTTCGCGGCGGCGGCGCGCTTCTTCGGCAGTACAGCCAGGACCCACGCGTAGGGCCGGTCGATGCCGCGCGAGATCGCGTCCTTGGCCAGGCCCTCGAACTCGTCCGGCGTGGCGCCCTGCTCGATCAGCGCCGCCAACATGGGGTCGGAGAGGTTGATCTGCATCGGGTCGATGCCCCCGCGCTTGAGCGCCTGGCCGATCGCGCCGGCCTTCGTGGCGGCGAATTCGACCTCAGCCGGGGTTCGCTGCGAGTCACGCGTTACCTCTCCGTGAGTCGCGGATTCTTCGTGCGCGCGGTGTGTGTCTTGTAGGTCTACAGGCATAGGTTTACTTCCGGTTCCGGTTCCGGTGTCGTTGCTGCGGGGT